CTTAGTGTTAAGTCCGTTGATGGATCATATGATGACAGCAGTTGTGGGTCGTACAACTAAGCACTTGACTTTAGATCAAGAAATGAAATTTTTAGAGCAAAATTTTCCAACTAATGTGTTACGATTGGATTGGACCGCATTTGATAATTTCTTAGATAGTAGTTTTATTGATGTCGAAACAGATTGTATAGAAAGGGCATTACCTGAAGTGTTGAGTCCTTTAGTTAAAGATTTAGTTGAGTGGTGTAAGAAAGACATTACGTATAAATCTTCCGATTTTGTGTATGAGAATTTTCATGCTCAAAGACGTTCAGGGACTCCTCAAACTTCACCTATGAATACATTATGGAATTTGGTGCTTATTACTACTTTTATGTCAACTATCCGTAATGAAGATTATGATCAATTGTTTTTACAGCAACCACCATTATCTATTGCTGAAGGTGATGATGGTGTATTATCAATTGATGCTGATGAGTTGGGTGTTTTTGAACATTTTATTCAAGCACATAGAATTCCTTTGAAATATGAACCAGCTTCAAATGGTCTAAGTAGTGGTTATTGTTCACGACCAAGAACAGTGATGGGCTTATTGCTTATACCACCCTTGCAGGCCATTACTAGATTGTGTTGTGTGGCTGGTAAATCAGATTTGTTAGCAAGTGCTAAGAATCGCTTATTGTATTTGTGGTCTAAGGCTATGTCTTTTGCATTATTATATCAATCACCTATGGTATTAACTTTTTGTCGTCAAGTGATGGATCATTGTCGACATTTGAAAGATAGATTGGTTCGACATTGGAATGTTGTTCAAACAGCATTACCATATTCAGTTGCGTCTAGATTCGGTGGGCCTGGGGCTGTAGATTTGGAAACATTCACTTCAGAAGCTGAAAAGGCAGTTCGAGTTGTACACACCGAACCAGTTATGCAGCTGGATTCAATGTTGTTGGGTCAAACTAGATCCTATTATAACAGACTTTTAGACGTTATTAGAGCTTGGCGTCCTGGTAGAGTTTTGAATATTTCAGCTATGACGTCTTGTGTGGCGAATAGATCACATGAGATTCAAACTGTATTCGCTCAAGGCGCTCGGAAAACAACAGAATCTGTTATCAATAATACACTATTCCATCAGATTAATACGTCGTTGTATAATCTGGTTAGTGTAGGTTTTAGGAAAGTTTGGCCTTATATTGTAGCTTCTTTAAGTGTTTTGTGCTTAATAGCGTATGCTATGGTGTTGTATTTTTCCTTAACGTTTTTGATCATGGTACCTGTGCTGTTATTATTGTGCATGTGTATGTGCATTAGCGTAGCTATAGGTTTTTCATGGAATCGTGTACTTCGGGTTACAACACTGTTTGGGCTTGCTATCTTCTTTGGCATTGCTTTAAGTCTTGGGTATTGTATAGTTACGATGTTGCGTAGATCTAGACGTCTTATTAGTGAGCATTGGTCTTTGCGTTTCGTAATTAATTTAATCACCAGACTTATTAAACAGATTTTTCATGCCTTTGTTCATTATACCTCTGAGGATGATTATACCTCTGAAGATGGCGTTGAACCGTAAGAGTTTGTATTATTGTTTGTAATAATAATATTAATTTATTGC